CGGTTGAATTTCCGAAATATTATTCGGGCGCGAATAACCAAAAGTTTTGGCTATTGACGCTACTGCACTAGCAGCCATCTGCGTGGCTTTGGCATATAACCCTATTCCAGGGGCATTTGCCAAAGCACCAGCGGCACGAGCAATAATGCTGGCGGGTTTTGAAACTATTCCAGTTCCATACTCGTCAGCTTGTGGTCGATACTCACCTGCCTGTGGAGAGAGAGCTCCAGGTTCATTTGCAGTAGGAACAGCAAGGGTAACATCAGTTGCCCAAGCAAATACACTAACTGTAACAGAATCAGTAGCTCCATTGGCATGCTTAAGGTTTTGCATACCATGAATAATCATATCACCCATGTCTCTCCAATCTTGATCCGGGATGCTTAACGCATTAGCTTCCCAAACGAAGGGTAGTGTTAATTCACCACCCTGTGATTTCGTAGGATCAAGATATACATGGGGTCTCTGGCTCGCGCCAACGACATCCTCTTGGAAGAAGGCCCTATCTTTCGTGAATTCATCGAAATTGTGGAGGGGTACATATGAGGCGATTGCTCGCCCGTAATGAAACCCATTACCATTCAACATGAATTTTACATGCAACTTACATCGCAGCAAATTAAAGTTGGTTATTCGATTTATTACACGTGGGTTCTCAAAGAAATCTTGCCAAGGGTTAAAGGTTTCAAACAAGTTTGTACCAGTTCCCCAATCATAAGATTGAATTTTGAGAGGACGTGAGAAGAAATTCTCCAAGTGGTCGTCGTCTGTGTCGGCGGTCATAAATGTCGCGTCGAGCTCAGAGCCTACCTCGTAATTCCAATCAGCTTGCTGATCGGCAAAGGTCACGACTTCGTGTTTTTGTTCAAGTGAATTTTCATTTATTTTTACATTAAAACGTGAAGTAATCCATTATTTACATGCTACACAGGTGGATTAACCCGCGCAGCTGTCTACGGTGATTGTTGAAGCGGCTAACTTCTCCCCTAAATAGGGGTTCGGTACGAGGACCGGCCTATATGTGCAAAGCCTATAATATACATTCTAAGTTCACGGTAGACGACTATATATACACTACGGTATCCATATACACATACCTATTTTTATAATCATGAGCGGATAGGTCCACTCAGAGGGATACATAAAGTTGTCCAAACTATGCGGCTGGAGCATTCTTGTCAGAAAACTCAATGCGTCTCGAGACATAACGGCAGATAAACTGGTGTTCCGTCATGTCAGAAATGTAATCATCAATATCCTCAGCAGAGAAATCAATAACACCTTCATGAACAAGATTCATCAAATTATAAACTGACCAGGGGAGAAGAAATGGTGGCGGTGATACGGCTCCTCTCCTGTAAGTTCCAGCCTGTGGTTGATAACATGATTCAGCTAATACCTTAATGGTCTTGTAAGTTATATATACAAGTGCAAAGACCATTGCAAAACAGGCAACATTGCGTAAAAACATGCTATCACCACAGTTGACGACCTGAAAAGAATTAACGACTGTTCCTTCAGCATCGACAACAGGAATAATACGCTCCACGAAACACTCCTGTGGAACATATTCACCAGCTTGCTTACCATACAACTCGACATCATCAACCGTGTCTTTATCATCGGGATCGATTCCACGAATGTAACGATCCTTCCAATGTTCAACACGTTCTTCAAATGTCTCGTCGAGCAAGGTACACATATGCGAAATACCAGCTTGTTCAGCTACTTCACGCATTTGTGCCCGACGCATCTCATAAGTACCCTTCCCATGGTTAAACCATTCGCGAAGAGCACCATCAATGTTATCGGCAGCAAGCTTTTCTTTGGTGTTAGCCTTTGACTTCAAATTTGAGTGAAGACTCTTGAAAATCGATTCCTCATCCAAAGCTCCCATAATACATCCAGTCTGAGCACAAAACACATTCTTTCTTTTCAAAAAGTCTGCGTCAACGTCTCGCATGAATGCAGTAGGAGTGGATTCCTTATCGGGCATTGTGAAA